GTCTGTAGTGCCGGTATCGTCTGCTCCTGTTACTAGATTCGTACCTGTAGTATCTGTAACAGTTTCAGCATTGATTATATCGCCAAGATCAACGGTTTCGGTAGAAGTAGTGTCGTCTGTAGTGCCGGTATCGTCTGTAGTGCCGGTATCGTCATCTAAAACTAAATCTGTACCTGTAGTATCTGTGCCAGCTTCAGCATCAATTATTTCGCTAAGATCAACGGTTTCGGTAGGAGTGGTATCTACAGCATCATCAGCACCAGTATCTACAACATCATCAATACCAGTATCTATAGGAGCTGCGGGATCATCGGTATCTGCCGCTTGTTCGGCAAGCTGTAATAGGTACTCAGCATTAAAGTCTGTCGCGCTTTGTTTAACAGTAGACTCCGGCAGCGTGCCATCTTCACCCACCTCACCAAGCACCTCTTCTATGGTCTGCCCTGTTATTAGCCCCTCTGGATAACCTGCATCTATCAGTAGTTGTCGTGCTTCTTCGGGAGTGGTGTACAGCTCATCAAAGTTATTTTGTATATTCCCAAGAACTTTATCTGCATCTACGCTAGTTTGCTTTACATACTGCTGTGCTTGTTCTTCAGTCAAGGTAAGCCCTTCTGCTGCTGCCGCATCCATGACTTCTTGTGCATCTACAAACCGATTGTCTACGTATTCGGCTACCTGCGTATCTAACTCGGCATCGGGCTTATTGCCTACATACCTGTCTATATCTGCATCAGACGCATTAAACTCAGGATTAGCTGTTTCAAACGCTTGCTTGGCTTCAGACGCGGTTGTGTAATCCGCATCAAACGCATCATTTAATAGGCTAGTTTGTACCCCACCGAAACCATCACTGGTTATACCAAACTCAGCAAGTTTAGCTTCTGCTTCTGCGGCGTCTATTAAACCTGCTTTTGCGTCTGCAATCGTTCTCTGCACCTGTGCAGAGGTGTTTTTTGCTACGTTAGCAACCACATCAGATATTTCAGCACCGGCTGTAAGCCCCCCGCCTACATTTGTACCGACTACGCTAGCGAGTATGGCGCTTTCTGCTACGTTAGCTGCTATTTTTCTATCAGGGTCAATCTCTCGTATTGACATGTCAGTAACGTATTGAACAGCGCCTTCTTCTAGCCCTTCAAGCAACCCTTCTCTTGTTGCACCACTAGCAGTTCTTTCTACCCTAGAAGCAAACTCCTCCATTGCGCTTGCAGCGGTCTTATTTACTTTAGGCCCAAACAGAGATTCTGCTAACTGCTTACCGCCTAACACTTCGGATGCCGTAAGTGCCATAACAGCACCCATAGCGCCCGATTTTTGTGCTACGCCTGTAGCAAACTCTGCGGCTTCTTGTAGGTCTGCATCACTAAGTTCTTGTGCTGGTAGCCCCGTTGCCTCTGCTACACGCGCATATTCTTCTTGGCGTTTTCTTACAAATGTATCGTATGCATCTGTATACGCCCCACCTGCTGAACCCCCCGCTGCCTCTGCTACATCACTTAACAACGTGGCGTCCATAGCAATCTTAGACGCATCCATGTTGTCAGCTATCTTTTTAGCCGCATCATCTCCAAACTTTCTAAGTGCTGCGGAGGACAACTTTGCTCCAGCAAGTGCTGCCCCACCTACAGCAAACGGCACAATCTCTTGCACAAATTCTTTAGCTACATAATCAACAAGAAACTCTGTAGGGTTGTCTACAGCAGCGCCAAATATGGCTTTTCCTACTTCAAAGAAGCTGTCTTGCCAATCCGCGTCTTTTGGTAGGTTATCTTTAGCAGCTTGTATACGGTCACTAATGTCTTTTAAGCCAGCTTGGTAGTCTTCTGGCTTGCTGTCCCCAGCCATTTTAGTAATTGCGTCTAGGGTCTTAGCAATTTCGGTGTTGTTTGTATCGTATCCAACTAGCGTTGCTAGCCCCAAGAACGACTGTGCTATTTCAGCGCCTGCCTCCAGTGCAACAGCAGTGCCGACAACCCACTTATCGTCACCAGTTTCAGCAGAAGCATTTACTGCATCTTTCGCTATTTGATACAAGAAAGACGCTTCTGTTGGGTCTTCTCCTGCGGCTACTTTTTCACGTATTACCGCGTTTTCGTGCTCTCTACCTACAGACGCACTGCTTTTACCTAGCGCATCTATATATGATGTTTGGTCAGTGCCTGCTCTTAGCTCTTGTAATTTGGCTAGATCGGACTCTTGCACTCTTTGCATGAATCCTTCACTAGGATCGTAGCCTAGCTCCTCCATGATCCTAAGATGCGAATAACCATCGTTTTGCAGATCGTTGTAAATTTCTACAGCTTCGTCAAAAAAAGTAGCTAAGTCATTGCTTGTAGGTGAAGACACACCTTCTTCTTGAGCTATCTGTTGTGCGAGCAAGAAACAACTTTCTATAACATCGCCACTTTCACCAATCACATCACTAAGTGCGCCATTACCAATGAGTGTTGCTGCAGTTGACAACATTCCTTCGGCACTGGTGGGGTCAACGCCCAACCCAGCTACTTTGGTGGTTATTTTTAACCAGTCAGGCATGATGTCGCCTAACGTCTGACCACCTACGGTTACCATTCCCGTTGTCTGAGAAGGTAAAGGTATTAACTCCAGCGCCCCTGCTGATACCCCCGCAGTAGCTGCTGCGGTAAGTATTTGAGATAAGTCCTTACCTTGTAGTGCAGCTATACCTCCAGACGCAATTGCTTTGGCGGCAACAGTGCCCGCAAGAGTTGTGCCTCCAGCAGCGGTGGTAGCAGCGGAACCAGACAGAAGCGAAGATAACGGCCCAGCTAAAGCACCGGCTGTAATGTACCCAAGCCCCGCAAGAGCGATAGCTTTTAAGCCGTTTTCTACACTCTTATCTTTTACCTCTACGGTTCTAATTTCTCCCGTAGAGAACGGGTCATATAGGTATGCAGAGCCATCTTCAGTTTGACGGTAAGGATTAACGCCATACTTAAAATACAGCGACTGCAACATTGGGTCGCGCGTATGCGCTTCTTCAAGAGCTTTTTGGTAATTTAGCCCTTCTGTTGCCATAAGATACGGCACTTGTTCAGCAAGTATGGGGCGTATTAAGGATTGAAAAGCCCGCATATCGGCAGCGGAGCTATTCGTATGTTTTTTGTAAGAATCCTTAAACCCATTAGCGGCTAGGTCAACTTCTACAGGTGATATTTCATACCCATAATAGCTACTTAACGCGCTAGCCAACTCTTCCGTAGTGCCTGCGTCAGCTATGGTTGCATACGCTTCTATTACAGACTGCTCACCTACACGGCCACGTAGACTTGATAAATACTCAGGAGCACCTTCTACAGAGGACAAATACAGCTCTGGGGTCAGTCCGCCAGAAAGCAGCCCCGCAAACGCACCCGTTACATTTCCCCCTTCTCCACCAATTATGTCGGCATATGGGTTTAGCCCGCTATCCGCAAAAACTTGATCGAACCCAAGGTTGTAGTAGTCGTCTGTCTTATCTATGTCACCTTCATAAGTAACACCTTTAGCCAGCAAATCTTTGTACTTTTGCACGGCGTTGTTAAGTATGTTGCCGCTCAAAGGACTGGTAGAAGTAGACGTAGTTGTTTTTGGCTTGGGTTTTGAGCCGCCAAACTCTGCAGAGTCTTCAACTATGCGTCTAGGTTTTTCTCTTTCCCGTGGCTTCACGTTTGATGATTTAGTCGAGGTAGACGCAGGATACTGCCTTTCCAACCGCTTTATAGCTTCTGCAATGTCTTCTTCTGATGGCTCGAACTCAAAGCTCTCCATTACGACACCTCCAGCAAGCTAGCTACTACGTGTAACCTGTTAGCTGTAGCTGCGGTGACTTTAACTATTTCAGACTCTTCGACAACAAGCGGTGCTGTAAGCAGTTCTATCGTGGTATTCGCACCCACTGCTTTGACCTTGAACACGCTAAATACTGCCGAAGCGGAATCGGTAATGGTTACGGTAATCGTGTCAGCGTTGCCTGAGTCCTCAGACACAAGAATAGACTTAATAATTGCTGTCGTAGCTGTTGGGCATGTGTACAGCGTAGTTGCAGTAGTGGCCGTCAAATCCACCTTAGCGTTTTTGTATACGTTAGCCACTAACCTAAAAACCAAGCAGTGGCTTGTGCAGCGGGAGACATCGAAGCATCCCGTATACCTTTATCAAGCTGGTTGAAGTATATGCGCAACGTGTTGTTTAGCTGGTTGAACATCCGCACGTCATACTCATTCAACGGGTCTGGAAGGACTGGCGCTTTGAAGTCTATGCCATAACTTGTTTTATCTATAGCCATTACCGCCTCCCGTCAGGCCGCATTTCTAGTCTAGGAGAGCCTAGCTGCCACTTTACCCCAACATCACTAGATTCTATCTTTAATGCTAACTGCCTGCCACGTACTCGTAGGTCGAGTCTAGAGGTAAACGCTTCAATCGGCGCGGTTGCTGTTCTAGTTATAGAGCCTGTGTTTGTGCCTCCTTCAGAAGCAGGCGAGTTACGCCCCGATCCAGAGTTTTGCGCCGCAAACAAAGATAACGTAGCACTGGGGCTGTCTACAGTAGATCCGTCAAACGTCACATCTGGATACACTTTCTGTATAAATGCAAATCTGTGACCATCATCTAAGTCAAACTGCGCTGAAGATATAAATGAATCTATGCCTGCAGCCGTGCCGGTCTCATTATCATCAATGCCATCTTCATGGTTTACTACATTGTTGTTATACGTAGCCGCCATAGGAAAATCACGTATACCAGAGTCGATCCAAGCGGTTCTACCCAAGTTACCGAAGTACCAGATATTCTGCTCATAGTTGTAGATGACATATCGGTCTATGGTTGTGGCACCGCTAGAGCAATAAAACCACCAAATCTCACTGAACCCTTCGTTTGTGCCTGCAAATACTTGGTCGTACTGCTCTGTATTAAAGTCGTTAAATATGTACCGCTTCAGTGTGCACGGCAGCGTCTGCACGCGCCCATCGTATAAGTAGAATCCGCCTACACCCATCCAGTAGGCCACACCGTTCGCATAGGCAACCGTATTCGGCGATGCGATAGACAAGTTTTCTCCAACTGTCTGTGCCCCCCATACTGCAGGAGCGCCAACGTACTGCAATGCGTAGAGTGCGGAGTCAGTCCAAACAAGTATTTCCTGCCTACCTTGTATGGCCGTTATTATCTCAGAGCCTTTAGAAAGTCTAAGATCTCCAGCTTGATTAGTAGCAGAGGGTGTCCAATTGACCGCATCTTCTTGGTCTGACCAACGCAAAAGCATTGGGTCTATATCACTACTGCCAAGCACGTTCGTACCAAAACAAAAGACAAAACGGTTATCTGACACAAGCACAGTGTTTACTTTAGTGGGTACATTAGAAGCACCGCTTTCACTAGACAGCAATACACCGCGAGTTGTTAACGCATCGGTTGCATCCCAGAAAAACAGACTGCCTCCCCGCGCAGCAAATATAAGATCTTCGCCAAAATTAGACTGAGACCACAACCGTAATGCATCGGTGGACGTTATACCTTCACCCCACGTTCCAAGACCCCAACCAGCAGCACCCCAACCTACCAAAGCCTCTGCGACAGCGGGGCCAGTGTTTATTTGGTACGTGGCAGTGACCGACCCACCGCCTGTAGCTGAGGAGCTTGCGGCTTCGCTAGCGGTTATGGTGTACGTATTACCCGTTAAGTATGTTATTTGGAACTCACCGTTTAGGGTAAGCCCTCCCACTGCAGAAGCACCGCTAAACGTGACAAAATCACCGTTTATATAGCCCCCGGCAGCGTCTGTAACTGTAACTGTAGTAGACCCACTTACGGTGGTAAAAGGGTCTGTAAGCGACACAGCGGCTCGTATAGGCGTGATGTCGTAGTACGTTCCACCCTGTTCTATATAAAACTTAAGATTAGTGCCTACACCAAGTAGCTTTTGGCTACCTAGCGTGACCCAAGAAAACAAAGACCTAGCGACGCCCAAAAAAGAGTTAGTAGAGATACGATTCCACCCACCCAGCTTTTCCGGCATACCCCGTCTAAACCGTACTTTGTCGCAGTCGTACCAACCACCTTCACTTGTGTAACGTGTGTTCTCTCTATCTACTCCCGGCTTGAAAACCATCTTTTGTAGTGGCATTACTGATACTCCCCAGTTCGGATCATCTCAGTGACTTCTACTGCACGGCTACCGACCTGCTCGCTCCAGCGAGAATCCATAAACTCATCTGCGGCTATGTCAAACTGCTCGCGGGACATCGCTTCTAGAGCTTTGATAAACCCTCGCAGTCGCGTTAGGCCAAGGTTAAAGCATATGTCTATCATAGCGTCTTGCCGTGCTTCGTTAAGTGCAGCAAACCAGAAATACGTGTCTTCAAGTTCCTCGCGCACACGTTTGATGTCGTTGTTTAGAAGAAACTCTATTTCGTCTTCGGATAAACCTAGCCCTGACTCTGCTATATTTCTGCCAACTGCTATGGTTTCGTAGCCAGCGGAGCACAGGTACACATGACTACGCACACCTTCGTGACGCTTTAACATGTTAACTAATTGCTCTGACATCTATTTCTCCCGGCTTACGCCTTGCACTTTCTCGTAGGATCTCATAGCGCCAAGACCCAACATGCCCATCATAACGGGGACAAGCAGCGTAGTATCTATTTCTGGCACCTCTACCCAAATGCTGAGTATGTTTGAAAGAATCGTGTTGTATAAAAGACCTAGCGCACACACCCAACCGATACAGGGTCTCCATCCGCTAACAAATATACTATGGTGCGCAGCTTCAACCTTATTTACTTCTAACTGGCCTTTGGCAAGCTCCTGTGCATGTCGCTCTGCCATAGTCGCAATCTCATGCGCCAAGGCGTTCTTTTGGTCTTTGTCCTCAATTACCTTGTCTAGTAGTTGAGTAGCTGG